TACATTGAGACTTTAGCTAAGTGCGCTAAGGCTGTAGGTGTTGCAGGATACTTCTTTGAGGTCCATCCTGATCCTAGTAAAGCTTGGAGTGACGGTACTAATATGATAAATCTAAGTGATTTTGAAGGCGTATTACGTCAAATTAGACCCTAGTGTTTACGGGGCCTGCGCCAGGTACCACCTATTAGAATAGTTAAAAGCTGGCAGGGATACCAGCAATACATTTTGTTTAGTTGTTATAGAGACCGCCCCTCACCGTAGGGGCTTTTCTCATACTAGACTTTAAATAAGAATAATAACCAAATATTTTATATATGACTGACAAACTAATACAAATTCAGAAAGAACTAAAAGCTCCTAAGAATCAGTTTAACAAGTTCGGTAACTATAAGTACCGTAGCTTAGAGGACATTCTAGAAGCTGTAAAGCCTCTACTCGCTAAACATGGAGTAGAGATGACATTAGCAGACGAAGTGCAGGAGGTGGCTGGTATTCCAGTCCTACGAGCAATAGCAGTCTTGACTGATGGAGATAAAGAAATGGTAAGATCGGCAGTAGCAGGAATAGACCTCAATCAAAAAGGTATGGCCATTCCTCAGACTTTCGGTAGTGCTAGCTCTTACGCTCGCAAATATCTACTTAATGGAATCTTCTTAATAGACGATACTAAAGACGTAGATAGTGAAGATAATACAGGTAAAGGGGGTAAGCCTGTATTGTTAGAAAATACCCCAGCCTATCTAAAGGTAGTTAATGCTCTTAAAGGAGACTTTACTATTCAAGATATAGAGGCAAAATATACAATAAGTGAATCAATTAAAAGTAAATTATCTAAAATCAATTAAGTTATGGCAACAATTTTATCAGTAGGCGTAAAAGTAGCAGACCTACAAGTAAACGAAAAAGGATACGCTAACATCAATGTAGCTATCAATGACGAAGTAAACCAATGGGGACAAAACTGTTCAGCTTGGAATCAACAATCTAAAGAAGACCGTGAGGCTAAGAACCCACGTGCTTATGTTGGTAATGGTAAGGTAGTATTCACAAATGACGAAGGCGTAACTAAGCCAGAGTTCAAGCAGGAAACTACAAACGCTGAGTTTAACAAAGATAGAGGAGGAGACGATCTTCCATTCTAATGATAACTAGCGTAGACAACTTATTAGAAAAACTTATGGATGTCAAGTACAATCGGATTCCTCAGGGTCTGAAGCTTGGCATTCCTGAGGTTGATGAGCACATACGCTGGAAAAGAAATTCTTTTGATGTTGTAGTGGGGCATGCCAATACGGGGAAGACTACAGTTATTATGTATTTAATGATAGCGTACGCCGTTAAGCATAACCTTAAGTGGTTAGTATTTTCGTCTGAGAATACGCCCTACTCCATCGCTAGAAAGGTCATAGAATTTAAAACAGGAACACCCATACAGAAGATGTCAGATGCTGATATTACTTCTGAAATGCAATGGGTTGACGATCACTTCAAGATTATTGGAAACGACAAGCTATATACAGCCCGTTCATTAATGCAAGAAGCAGTTTCCGTCAAGAAAGACTGGAACTATGATGGGTTCTTGATAGACCCCTATAACTCTTTAGTAAAAGACAAAGACCTTCTTAGAAGCGTTGGCGGTCATGAATATGACTACCAGATAGCCTCAGAAATGAGGATGTTTTGTGATAAGTACGACGTATCAATATGGCTTAATACCCATGCTGTTACCGAGGCACTTAGAAGAACTCACCCAGCTAACCATCCACATGCTGGACTACCTGTACCTCCATCAATGGCTGATGTAGAGGGAGGTGGTAAATGGGGTAACCGTGCTAACCAAGTGTATACTATACACAGGTACACTCAAAGCCCTACTGACTGGATGATGTCAGAAATTCACGTCAGAAAAGTGAAAGAGACAGAATCTGGCGGCCGTCCCACGAGTATAGACAGCCCAGTGGTCCTGCGAATGATGCCAGGATCATGTGCTTTTAGCTATGCAGGTATGGACGTAATGCCCAAGAAAGAAATTAACACTAACGAAACACTATTTTAATTATGATACTAAATATTATTACAATCACTATACTAGCGATGATCGGAAGCGCATTCTTAGTATACTTTAAAGAGGGGGCTAATATGACCCTCTCACTTAACAAGGGATTTATGTTTGGCATTAGTCAGGCATCTGAATACTTTGAACTAGAGAACGAAACAGACTATAATTACCAGGTAGCATTAGGCGTATTAATTATTACACTAAACTGGACTAAAAAATAACACTATGAAACAATCAAGACCAAGACTGAATGGACAGAAAAAAGCTAACCATGACTTCTTCAATAGCGAAGAAAGCCGTGTATTAGTTATCGGTGACACTCACTTTCCTTTTGTACACGACAAATACTTTGACTTTATAGTAGACACTTATAATAAATACAACTGTAACCGTGTAATACACATTGGAGACGTAATTGACTCGCATACAGTTAGTTATCACGAGACATCAGCAGATGCTTTCGGAGGTAAGACTGAACTTGCTATGGCCAGAGAGCAGATTAAGAAGTGGCATGCACAGTTTCCTAGAGTAGATGTGCTATGGGGTAACCATGGTAGATTGGTAATGCGTAAAGCACAATCAGGAGGTATTCCTTCAGAGTGGATTAGAGATATTGCTCAAGTACTTGAAGTACCAGGATGGGAATGGCACTATGACCTATATGTAGATGATGTACGCTATACTCATGGAGATGCTGCTGGTAAAGCTAGAACAGCATGTAAAAGAGATATGCAGTCTACAGTTACAGGCCACTACCACACTGATCTTTATGCTGAATATGCTGTAGGTGCTAACTCTAGAGTATTCGGTATGGCTGTAGGTTGTGGGATTAACGATAAGTCCTACGCTATGTCATACGCTAAAGGTGGTAAGAAAAGTGCATTAGGATGTGGAGTTGTAATAGGTGGTCACACCGCTATTCCAGTTCCTATGAAAATGGAGGACTATAAATAATGAGGACCTGCAAGAGATGCAACACAAGTAAAGATGTCGATGAGTTCCAGTTAACTAACAAGGAGACTGGTTCTCGTAGGCACGTTTGTAAAAGTTGCAAGAGAAATTACCATAAGACATGGTGCGACAACAATAAAGACAAAGTTAAAAAACATTCAAGAGATTACAGTATAAAGAATAAGGGTAAGTTAATGGAGTATACTAGATACTATAGAAAAACTAAAAGAGGTTTCCTAGGTAATACATTCACTAACATGAGCTCAAGAGTACAGGGTAAGAATAAACCTTGGCTATACAAGGGGCTACCTATATGTGATAGATACGACTTTATAGACTGGTCTATTAACGATCGAATGTTTAATATGCTATTTGATGACTGGGAAAGATCGGGCTACGATATGAAGTTGACTCCCAGCATAGATAGATTAGATAGTAATCATGGATACGTCTTTAAGAACATGAGTTGGATAACCCACTCTGAGAACTCACAAAGAGGGGCTTTCTCTCGATGGGGATTTGAATAATTAATTAACATAATAATGGTAACAATACATGAATGGGAGATAACATCTTCAAAGGAAGACGCTATGGACTTAGTAGATACACTTAACTACGGAGGACAATGCAACGACGATTCAATCTTTAAGGTAAATAGTTATGGATACAATGACATGGATGTGATGGTGAAATACCCAGAGCATGATGAAATGGTAACTTATAACATTAAGGATGATCAAATAGATAATATAATAAGATTAATAGAAGAGCAATGTCAACATACGGAAGAAAGATAGATGACTACTACGATAGAAAAGTATTAGGGGGCAATGTAACAGTTAGCACTCTTAAAACTAAAGAGATGATAGCAGAAGAAAGAAAAGGAACTCCAGTTTATAATGGGGTTCTTAAGTATTTTCCTAGGGCCTTAAAAGAGGTCTCTAAGTGCTCTGTTGCTGGACAAAAACAGCATAACCAAGGTGATGAACTTTATTGGGATAAGTCTAAGAGCTTTGATAATGAAGATGCCCTGGTACGTCATTTAATTGATCACTCAGTTGATCCTATGGATGACGATGGGATATTGCACCTTGCAAAGGTAGCATGGCGAGCTTTAGCTAGTTTAGAGATACACCTAGAAAACAAATGATATGAACCACGTAGAACTAATTAGATTAGGAGCAATCCTTATCTTTGTAACAATAGTTATACTTATAGCAAATTTATGAGATATTTTAAGAAGTATTTTAGTAGGCCAATACGCTACTAATTAGAGCCCTAGCAGAAATGTTAGGGTTTTTTTTCATATATATTTGGTAGTCTCAATTATTTGTTGTATGTTTGTATCAAATAATAAGACATGGGAGAATTAATCATCGACTGTCCACGTTACGGACACAAAACTTACCTTATCAATACAGAAGTATCAGATAAGCAGATAGACCAGACTTGTAGTTACATACTCAAGCACTATCA